TGCTCAGTTAGGAGAGGACCCATTACCATGGCTATTCGAACTACCAGGAATTTTACCTACCGCGTCTACGCTGGAGTCAAAAACAAAGGGAATCGGAGTAGTAACCGCTACGCCGGAAATAGACGGGGTTACTCGTCGCATTCCCCTAGTCGTAAACGTGCAGTCAAAACTTTACCCGAGTTTCGCCTTGGAACTCTTAAGAGTCGCCGTAAACGATCCTTCGTACCAGCTAAAAACAACACCAGAAGGTATTGATTGGATTAGAATACCCAACTACCCTTTGATGAATACTGATGCGAACGCTCGTATCTTTTTAAATTGGAATACTAACTTCTACAGACAAAGTCTAGTAGAGTTTTTAAAAGAACCGATTGATGCACCTTTTGTAATCATCGGCACGACTGCAGAGGGTGTAACAAACCCTGTGCCGACCCCTGCGGGGGCTAAATACCCACATGAAATTCAAGCAAACATTTTACACAATCTTATCACAGGTACCGCACCGTCTGCACCGTCATGGACTCTTTCTGCTCAGCTTGCCTTCGGTTTACTTAGCCTCACCTTATTGGCTCTTACGGTTAGCAGAGTCTATCTTTCTATACTAGCATTAGTACTAGTTGTAGCAGGCGCTATGTATGGAATGGGATATGCCTATAAATCTTCCTACTTACTTAACCTTAATGGTATCGTAGTAGTCTCGATTCTGTATTGGGGCTATCATACATTCCTGAGTTTCCTTTCCGAGTATCGTCAGAAACTTCGAATCAAACAACAATTCGGCACGTACGTAAGTCCCGACTTAGTAAAAAAATTACAGGAGGACCCATCATTACTGAGACTCGGCGGGTCGACTGAACAACTAACTTTTCTTTTTTCTGACATCAGAGGATTTACACCAATTTCAGAAAAATATCAAAAAAATCCACAAGGACTTACGAGCCTCATCAATCGTTTTCTTGACAACCAGACTGAGATAATTCTCAAGCATGGAGGTACAATTGATAAGTATATGGGAGACTGCATCATGGCTTTCTGGGGAGCTCCGCTTCCTGACGAAAACCATATAGAGAATGCAACAAAAGCGGCTATTGAGATGAGAATAGCTTTGGAGAAACTAAATGAAACACTTAAAGATGAAGGCCTTGACCAAATTAATACAGGTGCTGGCATCAATTCAGGTCCTTGCGTGGTTGGCAACTTTGGCTCTACTACTCGTTTCGATTACAGCGTCCTTGGCGATGCGGTTAATCTGGCTGCAAGGCTAGAATCTAGTTGCAAAAATTATGATGCAGATTTAATTATATCTGAACATAGTTTAGTAGATGGTTATGATTACGAATTTTTAGACGAGGTAACTGTAAAAGGCAAGTCGGAACCAGTTAAAATATATACCATACGAAAATAGTACTTGACAAGAGTTCTATATTTTGATATAATTTTCATAAGTGTGGAAATATCCACAAAGTAAAGGGAGTAAATAAATGGATTCAGTAGAAGCAGTAGCGGCAGAGCTAGCAAAGCATGAAGCTATATGCGCTGAACGTTGGAAAACAATTTTTAACAAGATAGAAGATATAGAAAGCGAGTCCGATAATAGATTTAATAGAATCGATGAGAAGACTACTAGAATAGAGTCTATCTTAATAGCATGTGCAGGTTTTTTACTTGTAAGCTTAAGCGGTGTAATTATCACAATGATAACAATGCACTAGGAGAAAAACATGGAAATGAATTATAATAAAAAAGATATTCAAAAAGCACCTAAGGTAAAAGAGGTTGCTAAACCCGACTACAACTTATTTGAAAAAAGAGGTAGCTGGCATCTAATTATGCCTGACGGAGAACATAAAATATTTCAATCAAAGGAAGACGCAGAGAAATGGCTAAACAAATAGAAGACGCACTGAAAGAAGCAGTGGAAAAAGCTGAAGAAGAGACTCCAGTAAGTGCAAGAGTAAAACAACTCCTTGCAAAGAAAAAGAATTTAAAAAGAAGAAAACATAACACAAACAGAAGAAAGTAGTGAACCCCCAAGAATTATTAAAAGGATATAAACATATACATAAAGTTAAATTAGGTGTAATGACAGGTACGTCTATACGTAGACATACAAAACATTTTATAACTTTTTGTAAATCATATAAACCTAAAACAGTTTTAGATTATGGATGTGGAAAAGGCTTACAGTATATAGAACACAAATTACATGAAGAAGGCAATATACCAATGCCTACACTATATGATCCTGCAGTAAAAGAATTTGAAAGAAAACCTAATGGATTTTATGATAGTGTAATTTGCACTGATGTAATGGAACATATACACCCAGAAGAATGTGATGCAGTACTAGAAGAAATATTCAACTATGCAAACCACAGTGTATTTTTTACTATATCGTGTAATCCAGCAAAGAAACATTTTCCAGATGGTACAAATTACCACGTAAATTGCAAACCTGAAGAGTGGTGGTTTGCAACAATAAAAAGATTAAAGCCGAAACATTTAAAAGTCTGGTTAATCTTCCCGTCATTCAAAGGAATCATCAAGTATGACAAAGAAGAAACCAGATGAAAGACTAGCAATTTGCAAGAAGTGTCCACACTATAGAAAGTTTTGGAAAACTTGTAAAGTATGCAATTGCTTTATGCCCCTCAAGACGAAAATTAGATGGGCAGAGTGTCCACTGGAACCACCAAAATGGACATAAAGGGAGGTGATGATGCCAAAAGGCAAAGGAACGTATGGGTCAAAACGAGGCAGACCAAAGAAAAAAGGCGGGAAGAAGAAAAAGTCTATGGGAGGCTTGACAGCAGCTCAGAAGAAACTACCCCCAGCTTTGCAAAAAGCGATAGCCAAGAGAAAGAAAAAAGGCAAGAAGAAGAAGTAGAATATACTGGAACTCTTGACTTAGAAAACTCGTGTATTCCTAATGTTTTTGGTAAACAACCTTGTTGGAGCATCGACGAACATTTAAGATACTACGTACAAAAGGAACAAATGAAGAGTACACGAGTTACTGATATCTCCCTCAGTATTATTGGAGATAAATATATAGACCACTTTGGAAAGTGGATAAACAAACTTCCCGATTGGAAGTTGTGGATATTAACAGACAATCCAGAAAAAGTTAGAAGGATAGTAGCAGACAAACGTCATGTGATCGTACCTTACAACAAACCTAGATTTAATTATTTCGATAAATTACTCTGGGCATTGGATGCTGTAATAGAGACAGGTAGACCTGTACTACAACTAGATGTAAAAAGATTAACATATAGATTGCATGTAGTAGAAAAGTTTATTGATGATACTAGTATGGTTAACGCCTTGTATCATAAACCTGTTTACGACAATAGTTGTTACTTTTTAGGAGTTTGGTCTCCTGGAATGACAGCTCATACAGTTCCGACTGTTACCAATCATGACTTAAGATTTGGTACTAATTACTGGAAACCTATATTAGAGTATATGGGCAAAGACACAGATAAGTGGGCACCAGTATTAGAACATGCTACTCTGTTTGCGATGACACCAGAGAAAGCGAAAAAAGTTAGAAAAGATTTAGTAGAGATTGAGCCTATATTTAAAAAGCAATCTCTAGAACAAACAAACCCTTATCCCGGAGTTTCTTCAGGAGAGGGACTAGCACTAGGATGGGCACTACACAACAATAAAGTAGATACCAGACCGTTATTACAAGTGCAACAAGTAACGATGCATAATCCCCAAGATTTTACACATCCTTGGGATAACACAGAGTATAGAGAAAGGGTACAACCTTGTTCTTTTAAGTGTACAATATGTAATGATTACTATTCAAAAGTTTAGGATTGGATGACCTTATACTAAGCAAAAATGCATGAAGTAAATTTCATGACACGGAAATAAATCGAGGGGTCTCCAATCCGCCCTTTAGGAGAAATAAATGTTTAAAAGAATTTGGAATATAATTAGGGGCAAAGACCCTAAAGACTTAAATGGAGACGGTAAAGTCGACATTAAGGATAAGTTTGTTGCAGCCGAAATAAAAAGTGGCAAGAAAGTAACAAACGTATTTAAGCCGAATAGTAACCACAACGGCTAAAAATATGTGGTAAAGCAGTCTTGCTCGAAAGAGCGGAAAGGACTGAGGAGAGAAATATGATAGATTTTTTCATACTAATTGGAAAATTGATATCTGTTGTTCCCGTAATCGTAACTGTCTGCTCGTTTGTAGCAGCTATTACTCCAACTCCAGTGGATGATGGATTAATGAAAAAAGTTTACATGATTATGGACTGGTGCGCATTGAACGTGTGGAAAGCCAAGGACAAATAGGTTAATACCCTACGTAGAGTTCTCTTCTTCAGTTATGAGTGGGGAGCTCTACACTTTTATTATGGCAGTTAGAAAAAGAAAAACAAAAAGGAAGGTGGCAAAAAAGAGACCTGTACCTACCAATCCTGCACTATACGCAAGGGTTAAAGCACAGGCAAAAAGAAAGTTCAAGGTATATCCATCAGCATATGCAAATGGATGGCTAGTAAAAACTTACAAAGCCAAAGGCGGAAGGTATCGTATGGGTACTGGACGTAAGAGAAAATAATGGCAAAACCAAAAGGTGGATTAACTAAATGGTTTAAAGAAGGTTGGGTAGATATTTCTCGTAAGAGAAAAGGTGGAGGACATCCGCCTTGTGGAAGAAAGTCCGCAAGAGGAAAAGGAGGTTATCCTAAATGTGTACCAGCAAGTAAAGCTAGAAGAATGACAGCAGCTCAGAAACGTTCTGCAGTTACGAGAAAACGAAAAGCAGGTAATCCAGGAGGAAAACCAAGAAACGTAGCAACCTTTGTAAAAAGAAAAAGAAAAACAACAAGGAGACGTAAAAAGTGAATCCAAAAAAGGTAGACAGATTGCTACAAACAGTAGAACGTCTACACGGATTGGAACTACAAACTGCAAAGTTAATACTTCACAAAAAACGACACATACAAAGATTAAAGAAACTGAAAGAATACACAAGAATGAACAAGTGTACCTTTCGAGATAAGCGTATTAAACAGCTTATAGGAGAAAAGAATGGCTAAATTTTTAAGTGGCCCTACTGGTAAACACGGTACTCAGAAAATCCGTAAACACAGATTAAAGATAGGTGTTACCAGAGACATGAATGCAGCAGCTGGAACTTTTGTTAATACAAAAAGCCCAATGAGTGGCGCTGGTGGCTTCTATGGTGCGGCACCAAAAGGAGTTGGACCAAGGTTCGGCAAAACAAAATCACCTAGAAAAGCAACTTTTGCGAAAAAAGCAAGAGTTGGTAGGATAATGAAGAGACGTAGATAGTGGCCTTTACCAAGATTAACTTAAACATAGATACTCTTGGTATAACACACAGTATACAGAAGTATAAAAACTCTGGATTTAAGGTGTCAAAGGTTAATCCTAGACATACTAATACTTTCTTACAAGAGAAACCAGAGTTTACACAGTTCTGTGAGCTAGTCGAGAAACAGTTCCCTATAGATTATAAGATTATTAATTTATGGGCTACGTTTCAAGAGGCTGGAGAATACACAGGTATTCATAATCATACATCAGGTGGCGTTGGTAACAATCAAGTAACTCCTGAATACTCTTTTTGTTATTATTTACATGACATTAACGAGACAGGAGCTTTACTATTCCATGATAAAGCTAATCCCACTTTTTGTAAAACAGAGTTTCCTAGAAAAGGAGACTTATATATTTTTAAAAGTGATGTATTACATAGTACTCAACCCAATTTAAATGGATTTGTTAGGTACTGTATTGCAGGTAATGTAGGGAGAACACAATGCCTAAGAAAAGAGACCCAAGATTAAAGAGAGCAGGGGTTAGAGGGTTTAATAAACCTAAAAGAACACCTGGACATAAAACAAAGTCACACATAGTAGTGGCAAAAGTAGGTAGTAAAGTTAAAACTATTCGTTTTGGACAGAAAGGAGCTAAGACAGCAGGTAAACCTAAAGCTGGAGAGTCTCGTAGAATGAAGATGAAGCGAAAAAGTTTTAAAGCAAGACACAGAAAGAACATAGCAAGAGGTAAAATGTCAGCCGCATACTGGGCAAACAAAGTAAAATGGTAAATGAATTACGATATATCCAAATTTAGTCTAGAAGGCTACGTAGTAGTAAAAAACTTTCTATCAAAAGAGGAGCATAGAAAGCTCAACCGTACATGTAAAACTTTGACAGACCAGTCTAAGACGTTTTCGGCGCAAAATGACCAGTGGATATGGAACAGTCCTACAAATCCTTGTAAATTACAGGGTGCTATGGCTTATTCAGAAGAATTAAAAGAGTTAGGTAGACATAAAAAGTTAGTATCAGTAGCTCAAAAGCTACTAAAGACAACTAGTTTAGGTACTTACATCTCTAAATTTTTTCCAATGTGTCCTAAAGTAGGTTTTTCAGTAGACTGGCACCAAGATAATTTTTATATTGATGCTATTCCCGATAGATTAGTAAGTTGTGATGTATTTGTTAATGGAGCAACTAAAGAAAATGGGTGTTTACGAGTAGTACCTCGTTCACATACTAAAGGAGTATTTAAACACGAGAACCACTCTCATGGAGTTTTTCAGTGGATAAACTTAAACCCAAAAGTAAACATTGTAGACGTAGAATTAGACGAGCCTTTTGCAGTATTTTTTCATCCCAATCTAATTCATGGATGTTATAAGAATACTAGTAGAGATTTCAGGTATAGTGTTGCCTGGGAATATATGAAATGGCCATATCTTCCACCTAGACACAACGACCACATATCAAATGACTTAATACATATAGGAGAATAGATGAGCGCACCAGAAAAAGACGGAAGATTACTATGGTTAGATGAGGGACAAGTACATGCAGGAAAATTCTTAGCACAAGTACTACATACCGAAAAACGAAGAGACTTAACACCGTCAGAAGAAAAACTAAAACAACTGTCAGCTTCTTATTGCTACTTATATGAAAAAGCAAAAGACTTTGGAATACTAGAAGAAGAGGAAAGTTACTTTTTATTTGAAAACGAGAAAATACATTGATACAAATTAGCAGAACAGACATACTATCAGACAGCTTAATGAAGTTTGATGATAGAAGATTTATAAAATTACCTATTGATGGGTATATGAACTTACTCGGAATTACACCAAACACTTCACAGCATGGAATCATCAATGCAATCAACAATCCCAAATATCGTTTTATTACTGCCGCAGTTTCACGTAGGCAAGGTAAAACTTATATCGCAAATATAATAGGTCAATTAATAACTTTAGTGCCAGGCTCTAATGTTCTACTAATGTCACCTAACTACTCGCTTTCTCAGATATCTTTTGAACTACAAAGAGGATTGATTAAGCATTTTGACTTGGAGGTCACAAGAGATAATGCAAAAGATAAAGTTATTGAACTTTCCAATGGCTCTACGATACGTATGGGTTCTGTTAACCAAGTTGACTCAGTTGTGGGTAGGTCTTATGATCTCATCATATTCGACGAGGCCGCTCTCGTTGACGGGAGGGATGCTTTCAATGTTGCGCTCAGGCCCACACTAGATAAAGAAAACTCAAAAGCACTCTTTATATCTACTCCAAGGGGTAGAAACAATTGGTTTGCAGAGTTTTGGCAAAGAGGATTCTCAGACCAGTTTCCAGAATGGTGTAGTATAAAAGCAACTTACCATGAAAACCCTCGTATATCTGACCAAGATATTGACGAAGCACGAAAAACCATGTCTGAATCTGAATTTAATCAGGAATACATGGCAGACTTCAATGTATTTGAAGGTCAAGTATGGGCATTTAGCCACGAAGAATGTGTAGCAGATTTATCGGAGATAGAAACAAGCAAAATGGATGTGTTCGCAGGAATGGACGTAGGTTATAAAGACCCAACAGCTTTTTGTGTAATCGCATATGACTGGGATGCAGACAAATATTATTTGCTCGATGAGTATCTAGACGCAGAAAGAACAACAGAACAGCACGCTATAGAAATAAGAAAACTTATTCATAAATGGGATATAGACTATATCTACATTGACTCTGCTGCTCAGCAAACAAGATTTGACTTTGCACAAAATTACGACATCAGTACTATTAACGCTAAAAAGTCAGTACTAGACGGCATCGGACAGGTTGCAGGTATAGTAGACAATGATAAACTAATAGTACATCAGGCATGTAAAGAGAGTTTAGCCTCTCTTGACCAGTATCAGTGGGATCCAAACCCTAACTTATTAAAAGAAAAGCCCAAACACAACATGGCATCTCACATGGCAGATGCCCTTCGCTATGCACTATACTCGTTCGAGACAAGCGTCACTAGTTTCTAATTACCCCTTCAAAAAATAGTTCTTGACTTTAGCTTGAAAGTTTGATAAAATTCTATTATACAAGTAAAGTTATGGATTTAAAACGAGATTTAGTTAAATATGTTCGTGACAAGGCTAAGTCTAAATATAAAAAAGACACGCATTGTTACATTTGTGGAAGTACGGAGAAACTAGACTTTCATCATTTTTATGGATTAACTGAATTACTAGAATGGTGGATGAAAGAAAACAAGATCACCATTGAAACAGAAAACGAAATATTAGAACTTCGAGAACACTTTATAGCAGAAAACGAAGACAAAGTTTATACTCATGCTGTTACATTATGTCATAATCATCATTTAAGATTACATGGCATATACGGAAAACGCCCAAAGCTAGTAACAGCCAAAAAACAACAAAGATGGGTCGAGATACAGAGAGACAAATATGGCATGGTATGATAGATTTTTAGGCACACAAGACGAGGACAAAGCTAATCCTGCGCAGTATGTCATATCTAGAGACCAAGGCACAACTATTCAGTCTCAAGAAGTCGTACATAACTATAGAAACGCATACGAACAACTTGAAATAGTAAACAGAGCAGTCAACATGATAGTGGACGACTCAGCTGAGATACCATTTGATGTTGGAGAAAAAATAGTAGGCACGAATCCTGTAGTAAAAAATATTAGAAGAAGTAGAGTAGACTTACTATTAAATACAGAACCTAATCCATTTCAAGATATAAGCACATTTAAAAGAAATCTTTTGATAGACTTACTGATTGATGGAAATATCTTTGTATATTTTGATGGTGCACATCTGTATCATCTTCCAGCAGAACACGTAACTATACATAGTGACGAGAATAAGTATGTAGAAAAATATTCTTATGACAATAGTATAGATTACAGTCCAGATGAAATTATACATATCAAAGAAAACTCATTTAAATCTATTTATAGAGGAATACCAAGATTAAAGCCAGCATTTAGAACTATGCAGCTACTAGGTAGTATGAGAAGATTCCAGGATAACTTCTTCAAAAATGGAGCAGTTCCAGGGTTAGTTTTAAAATCACCAAACACTCTTTCCGAGAAAATTAAGGAAAGAATGTTACAGGCTTGGGTTGCTAGATACAATCCACAGTCAGGCGGCAGAAGGCCACTATTTTTAGATGGTGGATTAAGTGTAGAAAACCTTACAGAAGTAAGCTTTAAAGATTTGGATTTTCAAGAAGGCATTGCAGCCAATGAAAAGATAATCTTAAAAGCTCTAGGTATTCCACCGATTTTAATGGATAGTGGTAATAATGCAAATTTAAGACCAAACCACCGTTTATTTTATTTAGAAACCATACTACCTATTACAAACAAAATAGCGTATGCTTTCGAGAGATTTTTCGGTTTCAAACTTGATGAGAACGTATCAGGTATACCTGCTCTTCAACCAGAACTAAGAGATCAAGCAGGCTATTACGCCACACTTGTAAACACAGGTATAATGACACCGAATGAAGCAAGGGAGGCGTTGAGACTTGAAACAATACCAGGGTTTGATAAACCAAGAGTTCCTGCGAATATCGCAGGTTCAGCCTCAAACCCAGAAGAAGGCGGCAGACCAGAAGAGACACCGCCAAGCGAGGAAGAATAATTATGACAAAAGATATGATGGTAAAGGCTTTTTCAGACTTCATGGCGTCAAAAGGCGTTGAGAGTATGACACTAGCTGAATACAAATCATATGGTAACGATGTTCCAGTATTTGACTACGTTTTACGTAGAAAAATCGGTAGCTGGAATAGAATTTTATCGTATGTAGCAAAAAGACATCCAGTATCTTTGCCAGAGCCAGTTAAAGTAGCACCTAAAAAGGTAACACCTAAGAAAGTTGCTCCTAAAAAGACTGTGAAAGTGGAGAAAAAAGATGTCAAATAAAATTTATCAATGGACGAGTACTTTTAAATCTTTAGGCGAAACCGACGATGGTGGAATAAACATCAAAGGTTCTGCAAGTACAAATGCACTAGATAGAGCTGGAGATATAATCGAAAGCGAAGCATGGATGAAAGGCGGATTGGAAAACTTTAAAGGTAATCCAATTATACTTTTTAACCATGATTATAACAAACCTATCGGTAGAGCAACGGATTTACAAGTCACAGACAAAGGTTTAGAGATAACTGCAAAGATATCAAAAGCCGCAGGTGACATTACTCATTTGGTGAAAGATGGTGTCCTCGGAGCATTTTCAGTTGGATTCAGATGTAAAGACTCTGAATATATGACTGATACCGATGGGTACAAAATAAAAGACGCGGAACTATTTGAAGTGTCTGTAGTGTCAGTACCTTGCAATCAAGGGGCAACCTTTGGATTAGCAAAGTCATTTGACAGTATGGAAGAATACAGAAAGTACCAAAAACAAATATTACAGGCTAACTCAACTGCACCAGCAGATGCTGTTAAAATTGAGCAGCCAAGCGAGGAGAAATCCTCATCAACGGAGACTGATATGTCAGAAGAAAGAAAATCTCCTGAAACTTCAATCGATCTTGAAGCATTCGCAAAGAAGGTTGCAGAAGATACTGCAGCTAAAATTGCTATGAAACAAGCCGAACAGAAGGCAGCGGACGAAAAAGCGCAAACAGAAGCGGCTGAAAAGCAAGCTGAAGTTGAAGCTAATGAAAAAGCTGTTCAAGAAGCAAAGGAAATTGAAACAAAAACTATAGTGGAAGCTGGTTTGACAGGAGCTGAAAGGCTAATGAACGACCTAGAAACTAGAGTCAATGAAAAACAAGAAGACTTAAAATCAGTAGTCGATAGCCTAGAAAAGCAACTCGCTGAGAAATCAGAAGAAATCATGAATATTCGTGAATCTAAAAGAGTTTTTGCTAATAGAAATGGTAACGGCGACTGGAAGAAAGACTTTGAACAAGATGTTATGGATGCAAAATTTGCTGGTTTAGCGACTGGTAGAGGTTGGGATACAGACTACTCTAAGTCATTAATGGAAAAAGTTAATGCACAAGCAGGTGTAGAAGTATCTTCAGCTAACTTTGAACAGTTAGTATCAACATCAATTGAAAGAGATATTCAAAATGAATTAGTTTTAGCACCTCTATTTAGAGAAATTGCTATGACTTCTGCTAACATGATTATCCCAGTATTACCAGACGCTGGTTATGCTGAATTTACATCAGCACAAACAGCTGGTGGAAGTAATCCAAAAGGAAACTTAGAAGCTAGAGGTGCCGCTTTAGGTGCTAATAATGGTGTTGACTTAACAGAAATCACCCTATCAACTAAAAAGCTTATTTCACAATCTTACTTAGGTAACGAAACTGAAGAAGATGCAATCATGCCGATTCTCCCTTTAATTAGAGAGTCAATGGTAAGAGCTCATGCAAGAGGTATCGAGAACGCCCTTTTAGCAGGAGACAATGCTGAAGGTGTATATGGTACATCAGCAGCTTCATTTGAAGGTTTGATTGAACATGCTAAAAACGGAGACGGTAATGTTGAATACAATACTGTAGACGTTGGTGGTGGTTCAGGTGGAATATTCGCATCAGGCGATGCTTTAACTGCAGCAGATCTATTAGGTCTAAGAAAGAATATGGGCAAATATGGTGTTAATCCATCAGAAGTTGTTTATCTTGTTTCACAAGATGGTTACTACAACCTACTTGAAGATGCAGAGTTCCAAGACGCTAACCTAGTTGGCGACATGGCTACTAAACTAAGTGGTGAAATCGGACAAGTATTTGGCTCAAGAGTCATTTTATGTGACGAATTTGCTTCTAAAGCAGCAACAAAAACTGGTGCTATCGCAGTATACCCAAGAAACTTTGTAATGCCTAGATTAAGAGGCGTAACAATAGAATCTGACTACGAAGTAGCGAACCAAAGAAGAGTACTAGTAGCTTCACAAAGATTAGGCTTTGCCCAATTAATTGAGAATGCTCATTGTGTACACGGATGGAAATACGCAGCAGCTAGTTAATAGCTAATTACAGGTTTTCGGTGGGTTTCCTTAAAACCCACCCTTTTTAACTATGGCAGACTTAATAACAGTAAACGAATATAAAGACGCAGAAGGCCTTCGAGGGGAGAAGGATGATGATCGTTTAAGCGTTATAGTACCTCAGGTATCTGATTTAGTTAAGAAGTATTGTGGAATAAGTTTTGTAGACTTTTTTAGTACAGACAAAGTTGAAATTTTTTCAGTTGAAGATAACTTTACTAACACCATAATTGTGAGTGAAAGTCCTATAGTTTCTATAACAAAAGTAGAAGAAAGACAAAACTATTCAGACACTTATACAGAACTTACTACAGCTAAGTATGAATACTATCTTGATGAAGAAGCCGATGCAATTATTAGAACTAATGCAAGCGGAAATCAGATACATTGGGCAAGAGGTGTGGGTGCAGTAAAAATTACATATAAAGCTGGCTACGCTTCAACTCCTAGAGATTTACAATTAGCACTATTTGATTTAGTAAACTACTACATAAAAGACGAACATAAAGAAAGAAGAACATTGGGCGGAGCAGTCCAACAGAATCAAGGTACTGCAGGAATGAGAAATAGTACTGACTTTCCAGACCATATTAAAAGAGTACTTGATTTATATAAAGTGGTTATTTAATGTCTCAAGCATTTAGAGATAAATTATTTAAAGATATACAGACAAATGTAGAGGGTCGTTTAGGAGGTACCTACTTTAAGTATGGAGAGTACAGACTAGATAAATCTAGATGGGAAGGAGAATTAAAACAAAAACTTGCTTCTAACCTTAAAAGTGGTAAGGGTTCTGGAAATATAAAGCCTTTTACTACAAAAAGTGGAAAAGTTTCAGTAGGTTTGTTTGGTGACTTTAAAAAACTAGGGGATAAATTAAGAAAATCTTTACAAAACAAAGCAAACTATCAGTTAATTGCTCCTACAATGAATGATGATAATAAGGTAGTGCTACACTATAAAAGAAAAGATAAAAGTCAAAAAGGCGGAAATACAGTAAATATTGAAGCAGCTATTGATAGAGATGTCAAAGCGTTTATGAAAAAGTATCTCAGAAAACAAGCTATGGAATATGTACATGGTAAAACAGGTACAGGACAATTTGATAATCTACTATTTAGATCTGATAAGAAAACAATTAGGCAAGATATTAGAAATACACAAGGTTCTCAAAGCGGGGGACAAGGTATAAATGTTGACCAGGCAATAGGAAAAGCCATTGATAAGTGTGTAATAGATGATACAAACTACCATGTTTTCTCAACAATAGTAGACTATTATAATAATATATTTGGATATGACCATAAAGTAGCAAGTCTTGGACCAAATGGATCTGTAAATAAGATTCCAAATGCTTTAAAAGAAAAAGTAACTATGAGGGGCAGTTTAGATACAAAACATGCCGCTGATAATGCTGCTACATATGACCAAGCAATCTTAGAAGATGCAAAAGCTTTTATTACAGGGTACGATGAAGCATTTGTTAATGAGATACTGAAAAGACTGAAAAAAGCAAGCCCTGCAGATTGGAAAGGTATTGGTCCAAAGAAAATGAAAGATTTATGGGCAAATAGCCCGGGCCCAGTAGACAAACTTGATAAATTAGGTAAAGCAAAAGTTATAGAAACTTTTTTAAAGAAAATAAACACAAAACCTGATTTAAGATTAAAAGTTAACAGGGCAATACTAGCACAAGCAGTAAAAAAGACAAGCGGCGGTGCATCAAAGTTTAAAGGAAAAAAAGGATATAGAAGTTCAGAGAAAAAGGGAGCTAGAGCAAGAGCTTCAAGTGAAAGTAGAGTTCAACAAAAAGCAGGAATGAATCCTCTAGCATTAAAAAATATGTTAAACCAACTCTTACCAGTAGCAATAGCGTCAAATATGACAAGCCCTGCACTAAACTATAGAACAGGTAGATTTGCAAACTCAGTAAGAGTAGATAATGTAACACAAGGGCCAAGAGGCGGAAACACAATGATTGATGCAAGTTACAGGAATAATCCTTATGAGACATTTGCACCAGGAGGAGATAAATATACTCCTCAGAGAAACCCTGAAAGGTTAATTAAGAGAACATTAAGAGAAGTAGCCACCAGTATAATTGGTGCTAAATTCGGAGTTAATATAAGATAATGGAAACGACACTAGCAAGGAAACATACCACGCGACGTCGTGCTATAGTGGAGGCTTTATGCCTAAAACTTGAAAGTATTAATGGAAGTCCCCCATTCAGAACTTCAGTCGCAAAAGTAGAAAGACGACTAAAATTTTGGGACGAAGTAAACGAATTCCCTACTATTCATGTAGGAGCGGGAGCAGAAACTCGCGAATATGATGGCGGTGGATTCAGATTTAGATTTTTACAATTAACAGTTCGTTGTTATGTTTCAGATGACAATGATGTTATCGAAGCACTCGAAGAATTGTTAGAAGATGTTGAGACAGTAATAGAGGATAATGATCCGCTAACTTACTATGATTCAACGGGAACATCTCAATCTACAGTACAAACAACAATTATTACTGTAGACACAGATGAAGGCGTATTAGAACCTCTAGGTGTAGGAGAAATCACCTGTGAGATTCGATATTAATTAGGAGAAAATAATGGCATTTTTCTTTAGTAGAGATACCAAAGTATTTATGGAATGGTCAGAAGATGGAACATCTAATAACATGGCTCTTTATGAGATACCTGTTTTAGATGGTTTTTCTTTCAGCCAAGGAACAAATACTTCAGAGGTTACTTTAAGTGAAGCAGCTACTTCAGCCGGAGCAACGAAAAGAGGTAGAGCAATGTTTACTGACTCTTTCGCACCAGCAGAATGGAGTTTCGGAACTTATATGAGACCAACTGTATCAGGTTCAAATGCAAAATATGTAAGTGGAGACCATGCTGACGCTGGTGGACACTTTGCAGTAGAAGGCCCACTATGGTCTGCTATGAGTGCTAACACTTATGACAGAGCTTGTGCAGGTGACGCATTTGGTGATACAGCTAAACAAGAATTTAATTTTGCAAATTCAAACAATGTAACTCTTGGTGCATTTAATATGTATTTCGTATTAGGTGCTGCAAAAGATACAGCAACAACAGAATACTTGACTGGAGTAGATGACGTAACAGTATACAAATTAGCTAACTGTTCAGTAGGTTCAGCATCAATTGATTTTGATATTGAAGGTATTGCACAAATTGGCTGGGCTGGAAATGGGCAAAGTATTCAAGAATTAAATACTGCTCTGAATACTGCAGCATCAGGAACAACTGCAAAGGGTTTAATTAGAGAAGGCGTAGACACAACATCAAACTTCATCAGACAAAAACTAACTGATTTATCAATTAGTTTTGATGTAAGTGAGACAACAGGAACACTAGGCGCTCTAGATTCAAACTCAAACGCAGACCAAGCTTACGCTATAACACTAACAGGTGGTAATATTACGATTGAAAATAATCTTACATACTTAACACCTGAAACTTTAGGACAAGTTAACTTGCCTTTAGGTCATGTTATGGGAACAAGAAGTGTCTCAGGTAACTTTACATGTTACTTGAATGACGCGGCAAATAGTTCATTAGACCTATTTGAAAGACTACAAGAATCAAGAGGTGTTATTACTAACGCATTTGGTTTAACATTTGGTATTGGTGGTTCCGGTGGAACTCCAAGATGTAATGTTCAAGTAGCAAAAGCGCATTTAGAATTACCTTCTCATAGTTTTGAGGATGTAGTATCAGTTGATGTAGCTTTCCATGGTTTACCAGGAGACTTATCAGCAACAGATGCAACTGCAACTAACGAAGTTAAAGTAACTTACGTAGGTGCATAATAAATAAATAACTCGGGAGGGTTTTATGCCCTCCCACTTTTTAAGGAACAAAATGACAGAAACTAAACAACCAGTATCACTCAAGAGTTTATTAACTCCAAGTAAAACTGTTTCAATTGAGTTTCCAGGACTAGTAGGATTTGAAGTTAAATTAACTTACCTTGCTAGAGAGGAACTACTTAAATTAAGAAACAGAAGTGTAAAACAAGTTTTAAATAAAAAAACTAGGGCTTACGAAGAACAGCTAGATAATGACAAATTCTTAACTGAATACTGTAAAGCAATTATTAAAGGCTGGAAAGGCTTAAAGTATAAATACTTAGAAGAGCTTCTATTAGTAGATACAAGTGATGTAAACCCTGAAGACGAACTTGTCTGGAATGACGAAAACGCAGAACTTCTTATGAAGAACTCTGGTGATTTCGACAACTGGGTTTCTGAAACTGTAGGAGAACTAGAAAATTTTACCAAAGTCAAGTAGAACTAATACTTGACCTACTTGATAAACAGTTCTCAGACAAATATCTCGATATAGATAAATATCTATCAGTGTGTGAACAGTTAGGCGAAGAACCTGACCCCGAAAAGATGCCTCCCGAATATTCTGACTATCCGTTAGAAGTTCAGCAGGCATTTTTGCTACATAGCTACTTACATGACCAATGGGATGGTATGTCAGGTATGTATATGGGCAAGGATCAAGCACCCCTAGGAACACTACTAGACGTTTTAGAAATCGAAGATAAAAAACATGTCCTCTTTTTTCTGAAATGTATTGAAGATAGAAACGCAAATTATATCAATAGTAAAGTGTCGGAAAGACAAAAGGCAGCCCAAAGAAAGGCTAAATCAGGAAATTAGATGGCAAAAATAAAAGGCGGAGAGCTTAGTTTCACCATTAGTGATGATGGTAGTTTAAAATTAGTAGAACAAAAAGCTAAGAAAACCGCAGGTGCAATGAACAAAGTTGGGCAAACTGCTCACAGTGCTGATCGTTCGTTAAAAGGAGCAGCCAATGCTTCTTCAGGCGCATCTAAAAACTTTTCCAAATTATCTCAAGGTATCACTGGAGGCCTTGTTCCTGCTTATGCAACATTAGCAGCCAACCTTTTTGCAGTAGACGCACTATTCAGATTCCTGAAAACATCCGCAGACTATAGAGTATTAACCCAAGGACAGTTAGCATTTGCTGCTGCGACTGGTGTTGCTTATAAATCTTTAGCACATGATTTACAAGCAGCTACTCGAAACATGATTAACTTCAAAGATGCAGCACAAGCAGGTGCGATTGGTAGAGCTGCAGGATTATCTGCAGGACAACTTACAGAACTATCAGAAGCCGCATTTACTGTGTCAATGGCACTTGGTAGAGATGTTACTGATTCATTTAACAGGTTAGTAAGAGGTGTTACAAAAGCGGAACCAGAATTATTAGACGAACTCGGTATCGTATTAAGACTAGAAGAGGCAACGACAAAATATGCAGCGTCTCTCGGTTTAAATAAGAACCAGTTATCAATCTATCAAAAATCACAAGCAGTAGTAAATGAAG